GGTCTTGTCTGCTAAGATCGCTGCACGAGATGATCAAACCATTATCTTTGAGATGCAAGCTCACGATGACCCAATGAAGCTTCTTGATTATGTTCGACTGGCTGCTACGGTTTACGGCGCTAGTTTTATTTTCATAGACCATGTCCAACGCCTAGCCTACTTGTCAAATGCAGGGGTGGAGGGTGCAACCAGTACTCTTACAACCTTGGGTGCACGTATGGCTCAGCTTGCTAAGGAACTGAATATAGGTGTGGTCTTTATCTCTCAGGTTAATGACGATGGTCGTACCAAGTATGCTGCCTCCCTTGAGGAAGAAGCTATCATGTGTATCAAACTCAACCGTGACACTGAAGCAGAGGACGAGTCAGAAAGAAACACTACTTACTTTATTGTTGACAAGAACAGACCATTCGCTAAGTTAGGTAATGCAGGGTCCGTCTACTATGATCCCGACACAACACTACTAGAGGAGGTTTCATTCAACGTATGAGAGTCGTAGTCAGTGACATAGAAACAGAAGGTCTCAACAACTGCCAAAAGCTTTGGATCTGTGGTGGTCAGGACATTAAGACAGGTGAGGTTACCCGCTTTGATAACTGTCATGAAGATCCTGTTGCTAAGGCTGAGGCAGTCAAGTGGTACGAGTCTGCTGACCTAATCATTGGTCACAACTTCCTTTCCTTTGACGCTGTGCAGCTTAACAGTTTACTTAAACCAAGGCTGATCGACCCAAAGAAAATCATAGACACTCTGATCGTAAGTCGAATGGTTGACTACGACATAAGGATACCCAAAGGTGCTAAGCAACGTCACAGCCTGCAGGCTTGGGGTATCCGCCTAGGTAAATACAAAGGAGAACATAATGACTGGACTAAATTCAGTGAAGAAATGGTTGAGTACTGGCATCAAGACATCGAGGTTTCACATGCTTTGTACGAACACTTCTCTAGTGTTATTCGGAATCCTGATTGGAGTAAGTCTCTAAGGGCTGAGCATGACCTGCAGACTGAGTTAGTAAGAACAAAGTACTACGGCTTTGCATTTGATAAGCCTAAGGCAGAGATGCTTCTAAGTTCTATTCAGACTAAGCTTGCTGAGCTAACGGATCAGTTTCGGGTAGACTTCACACCTAAGTTAAACTTGGTAAACACAATTAAGTATCGTCTAAAGGAAGACGGGGAGGAGATGGCTACAGTCAAGAAAGCCAAGGAACGTTATGCTCTTACTGATCGTGTGGGTGATGACTTGCTCTGCTATGATTGGGTACACTTTAAGCCCTCGTCATCTAAGGATCGTGCTGATGCGCTGTGGGATGCTGGATGGACTCCAGTTGATAAGAGCAAGACGTTTAACGACTTCAGCAGAATGTCCGTTGGTGACCCTTACGGTAAGACTGTAGCTTCAATGTCTAAGGAGTTCTACAATGAGAAGAAGAAACACTTTGAGAGGTATGGTTGGTCTGTGTCTGAGGATAATCTCACCACCCTGCCTGAGGATGCACCTGAGGGGGCGAAGACTTTAGCTAAATGGCTCACACTGGAGGGGCGTAGAAGCTCACTCGTTGAGTGGTTAGGTCAGGTTGGTGCTGACGGTAGGATACATGGCACCATCAACAACATAGGTGCTTGGACTGGTAGGTGTTCTCACAATAATCCTAACACTGCCAACATACCTTCAGTCTTTCACGGAGAACCTAAGACAGCTGTTGAGGAGGTGAAGAAACAGTATGACTCACACCTTCGTGCCTGTTGGACAACGCCTAGTGGATCATTCCTTGTAGGCACGGACGCAGATGGTATCCAGTTGAGGGTACTTGCCGATTACTTATGGAGATACTTTGATGCTGACCAGTATGCTAGAGCTATCATGGAGGGTAAGAAGGAGGACGAGACAGACATCCACAATGTTAACAAACGTGCACTGGGACTTGACCATGCTACTAGGGATATGGCAAAGACTTTTATCTATGCTTGGTTACTAGGGGCGGGTGTAGCTAAGACCGCTCAGATACTTAAGGTAAGTCAGCCCAAGGCAGTTGAGGCTAGAGATAACTTCGTTAAGTCTATCGACGGTCTATCTAAACTGAAGAACAAACTGATACCCGCAGTGGGTGAGCAGGGATACTTCACTGGGTACGATGGTCGAAAGGTACTTGTACCTTCAACACACAAGGCACTTGCAGGTATGCTGCAGAATGCTGAAAGTATTTTAATGAAGTACACACTGTTACGCTGGACTTCTGAGGCTAGGAAGCTAGGTATAAACTTTAAGCTTGTTGGCTTCATTCATGACGAGTACCAGACAGAGGTAATAGGAACAAAGGAAGAAGCAGAAGAACTAGGAAAGCTTCAAGCAGACTGTATGCTTGAGGTAGGAAAAGAACTGGGGTTTAAAATACCTACCCCTGGATCTTATGATGTAGGAAAAAACTGGCTTGACACCCATTAAAGTCCTATGCTAAAACGAATCAATATGAAACTCAATGAGGATAACAACATGCCTAACGAATCTAAAACACAAATCCTAGAACTATTCGGTACACTGGAGTGGGCAAAAGTATTTGAACACAATCGAGATCGTGCTGCTTGGAATGAAGAAAAAGAGGGCGAGTACAAAGTTACTATTATCTTAGACGAGGAGAACACTGAGAAGTTCAAGGCGTCTGGCTGTGGTAAGGCTTTAGTCGCAGTAGACGGAGGTAATAAAGTTACCTTTGCTCGCCCACATAAGGGTAAGTTTGAGTGGCAAGGTGGTGCACCTAAGGTTGCCAACATTAAAGGACAACCTTGGGACTTTGAGACTGACGGTTACATCGGTAACGGTTCTACTGGTCTCGTTAACGTATCCCTCTTCAATGCTAATGGACGCACAGGTTCACGCCTTGAGGCTGTTCAAGTAGTTGACCATGTAGAGTTTGAGTCAGACGGTAATAGTGGACCCTCCTCTACCTTCAGAGACCTATCAAACCTTACGACTAAGACCGACATTAAACCTAAGAAGGCAGCACCAGTCGCTGTCGAAGATGACGCCATCCCTTTCTAGGTTTACTTTCTTCCTGCTGTGTGTGTGTGCCAAAGCCCCTTCCCTTAGTTGGGTGGGGGCAACCAACCCTAAGAGGAACATAAGATGAAAACAATAGACACCTTAGTAAGTGACATTGAGCAGACAATCTTCGGCTACAACGGTTGGGACAAAGCTCTTGGCGACTTCATGGCTAACAACATCTCCACTATGGCGGAGCAACGCTTTGCTAAACCACAAGAACCACGGGGTTACCTATCTCTGTCAGCCCTAGGCACACAGTGTGAGCGGAAGTTGTGGTACAAGATCAACAAAACAAACTTAGCTGAGCCTCTTAACGCATCAACACTTCTCAAGTTCTTTTATGGCGACATCATCGAGGAGTTAGTACTTACGATAGCAGCTGTCTCAGGCCACAGTGTTACTGGTATGCAAGATCGTATGGACGTTCACGGTATTAAGGGACACAGAGACGCTGTCATAGACGGTATGACGGTAGACGTTAAGTCAGCTTCACCTTATGCATTTAAGAAGTTCAAGGATGGCAACCTGCGTGATGACGATCCATTCGGTTACATCTCACAACTGTCCTCCTACGTTTATGCAGCGAAGGATGACCCCCTTGTCACAAACAAAACCCAAGGCGCATTCCTAGTTATAGATAAAGTTAATGGAAATATTTGCTTGGATGTTTATGACTTCACGGAGGAGATGAAGGACAAAGAGAAAGAGGTAGCTCACCTAAAGTCTATGGTATCTCAGCAGGAGCCACCTGATAGAGCCTTCAAACCTGTGCCTCAGTCCCCTAAGAATCCAAAGGGGAACCAGAAGCTTAGCGTGGCCTGCTCCTACTGTGACTTCAAGAAAGAATGCTACCCTGAGCTTCGCAAGTTTATCTACAGCGACAAGCCCCTGTTCCTAACTAAGGTAGTAAAGAAACCAATGGTTGCAGAAGACTTGGAGTATAGCGGTGAGCTACAACAAAACTAGGCGGAGAGCCTTACAGGCAGGTTATCGTTCCGGTTTGGAAGAGGACACTGCGGAGTTCCTTCGCACTAAGAATGTAGAGTTTACATATGAGAAGGAGAAGATACGTTGGCTAGACATGAAGTACAGAACCTACACTCCCGACTTTGTACTAGCTAACGGCATCATAATAGAAACCAAAGGACGGTTTGTTTCAAATGACAGACGCAAACACAAGGAAATAAAAGATCAGTACCCAGACTTAGACATAAGGTTCGTCTTTAGTAACAGCAATCAGAAGTTATACAAAGGTGCGAAGAGTTCTTACGGTGACTGGTGTAAGAAGAACGGCTTCAAGTACGCAGACAAACTAATACCAGACGAATGGTTAGAGGAAATCAAAGATGACTGAACCCTTTAGAGGCAGAGTAGAGATACTCCAAGTTATACGTGGCCCTTACGACGACGAGGATGGGCATATATGGAACCTGTGTTTGGCAAGACACTGCTCAACTAATGAACAGTTTGAAGAGGAGTACTACTACACGTCAATGAAAGATGCTATGGACGATGTAAATAGGCTGCATAAGACAGGTCCATTCTTAATTGATGAGTTAGGTAACACCGAACAAGATCACATGAACAAGATGACTAGGAAGGTTTTAGAGTATGTCGAATAAAACAGCAGTCGTATTCAGTTGTGCACATACAGATCCAAACATACCTAATGATAGGTTTGATCTACTAGGTGAGCTGATCTACGACATTAACCCTAGCTATGTTATCGACCTTGGTGACGGTGCAGACATGAAGTCACTAAATAGTTTTGACACTAGGTACCCTGAGGCCATCGTGTCACAGAACTATGGTCAGGACATT